ACTTCTCTAAACATATCAGTTATAAAGAAGGAATTAAATCTAATACAGCCACACGGCTAGGAATAAAAAACATACCAAATGATTATCAAGTTACTAATATGGTTGGTGTCGCTAATAATGTTTTCGAGCCTCTTAGAGAATATGTAGGCGGCCCAATAAAAATAAATAGTTTTTACAGGTGTGAAGAGCTGAACCGTGCTATTGGCGGCTCATCTCGCTCACAGCACTGCGAGGGTAGAGCGATTGACCTGGATGACACCTTTGGACATAAAACAAATGCAGAAATGTTTCACTATATTAGAGAAAATTTAAACTTTGACCAGCTCATTTGGGAGTTTGGAGATGACAACAACCCTGATTGGGTTCATGTGAGTTATGTGTCAAAGGAAGAAAATAGAGGTCGTTGTTTGCGAGCCTTAAAAGAAAATGGAAAAACAGTTTATAGAAATTATATTTAAAACAATTAATTATGTTTACATTTAGTATTATACTCAACGTTGTGCTTCTTTTAGCACTAATCTATGTTATTTTTTTACACACTGGTTTTATAAAAGACGAAGACAAGGATTTTATAGCAGATAGTGTTGAAAAGAAAATAGCAGATGTCAAAGAAGATGTTGGTCAGTTTAAATCAAGAGTTGGAGAAGAACTTGGCGATGTTGTAGATGCAGTAAAAGAAGTAGGAAATCAAATAGGAGATTTGCCTGGCGCTGTAACTGGAAAACATAGAGCAGGTAGAAAGCCTAAAAAATAATGGAAGAGAAGAAGCCATTTAAAGAGACTGGATTAGGCAAGATATTGCTTAGTGTACTTCCAGGAGTTGTTAAAGGAGCGTCAAAAGTATTACCAGATTCTGGGGTGCTAGGTGTTATCAAAAACTTAATAGACACCGACCCTGATATGTCTGAAGAAGAAAAAGCTGCTGCTCATGACCAGCTTGTTGAGCTTTATAGATTAGAGGTAGAAGATAGAGATTCAGCTAGAAAAAGAGAAGCCTCTATTGCAGCTACAGGAAGAAGCGATTGGATGATGACTCTTACTGGGATTGTTGGTCTTGCTGCATTTGCTTTTTTGGTTTATACTGTAGTTACAACACAAGTACCTGAATCAAACAAGGAAATATTCATTCATATGATTGGTATTGTTGAAGGTGTTGCTTTAAGTATTTTTGGTTATTATTTTGGGTCAGCAGTTAAAAAAGAAGATAAAAATGGCTAGGCAACAAATCACAGACCATAAAGAAACACGCAAGATAAATAGACCTGGGGTGCACGCTAAAACTAAAACTTCTACACTAAAAACTTCTAAGAATTACCGAAAACCATACCGAGGGCAAGGGCGGTAAATATTTGTTATATTTGTATTTACTAAATTTAATATAATGGATATTCGTAAAATCTCAATAGGTCCTGATTATAAATCAGGGGCTATGCACTACATAGTAGGTCAAGAAATTTTAGGAGGGAATCATAAAATACATTTAATAAAATACAACAATGATACGGGGAGTATCAATGTTTGGGTGAAGACTGGAGATGAAGTTTTTTTATGGAAAACTTTTAATTCTTCGATGCCTATGTCTATAGAGTATAATATTAATTTTTAATGAGGTCTCCTTTTTATTTTATAGTAAAACCCTATCAGGGCAAAAGATATAATAACACTAAAGACATTGGTGGTGTTGATTTTTTGACTAGCACTTCAGAAGAAAACCATATGGCTTCAAACAGAGAGGCTATAGTTATTTCTACACCTTTAGGATATACGGGAGATATAGAGCCTGGAGACACTCTTCTTGTTCACCACAATGTATTTAAGTTTTATAACGACATCAAAGGAAGACAAAAAAGTGGGAAAAGCTTTTTTAAAGATGATTTGTTTTTTGTAGATAATGAGCAGTTCTTTATGTATAAAAAAAACAATAAATGGTTTTGTCATGATAGATATTGTTTTGTAGAACCTATTGCTACGGTTGAATCTTTTGTTTATAAACCAATGTCAGAAGAACCTTTAATGGGCAAGCTAAAATACATAAACGATAAGTTAAAAGGGTATGGTTTAAAAGAAGGAGACTTTATTAGTTTTAAACCTGAGAGTGAATATGAATTTAATGTAGATGGACAAAAGCTTTATAGAATGTTTGACCATCAAATAACAATGGCTCTATGATTAAATCAGAGCAATTAAAGAAAGAAATAATATCAGCTGGAAGAAAAGCTGTAGAGCAACTTATAAAGGTTGCTAGAGAGGATATAATAAAACCTGACCCTGAAGATGAGTTGGCAGCAGATAGATTGAAAAATGCAGCTGCAACAAAGAAGCTGGCAATATTTGATGCTTTTGATATCTTAAATAAGATTGACCAGGAAGAGGAAAATATAAACATATCTAATAATACTACTGAAAAAGTTGAAACGAAACAAGGATTTGCAGAACGAAGGTCAAGATAAACTTTATGAGGTTGTCAAGGACTATATTCCAAAAGCAGTTTTAGCAAATAAAAATAGGAGCAAAACTTGGGAGTATGGTTACAATGAGAAGTACGACTTTGTAAGTATATCTAAGACTGGTCAAATTGGAGATATAGTAAATATATCTGGATTATACATAGGCCTTCCTTTACCTCCAAAAGAAATTGAATCTCGTTCAAAGAAAAAAGAAGAGCAGTATTGGGAAAGACAAGAACTGCCACAGCCTCTTAGTAGAATACAATCTATATTTCAGTGGAATGAAATGCCTTCTGAATTTAAAAACAAATGGATAGACTATATTGAGTTAGAGTTTGACAAGAGAGAAGATGGGCATTGGTTTATGAATAATGGAACTCCCACATATATTACAGGAGCTCATTATATGTATTTACAGTGGTCTAGTATAGATGTTGGTTATCCAGATTTTAGAGAGGCAAATAGAATCTTTTATTTATTTTGGGAAGCCTCAAAGGCAGATAAGAGAAGTTTTGGAATGATATACCTCAAAATAAGACGTTCAGGGTTTTCTTTTATGGGGTCTTCTGAATGCGTCAACACGGGTACTCTAGCGAAAGACGCAAGAGTTGGTATACTATCTAAAACAGGGGCGGACTCTAAAAAGATGTTTACCGACAAGGTTGTGCCTATATCAAATAGACTTCCTTTCTTTTTTAAACCCATACAAGATGGTATGGACAAACCAAAGACAGAACTAGCCTTTAGGATTCCAGCATCAAAGATTACAAAAAAGAATATGTATGAGTCTGTAGATGACGAGCTAACAGGACTTGATACAACTATTGACTGGAAAAATACTGATGACAACTCTTATGATGGGGAAAAGCTTTTGCTTCTTGTACATGATGAAAGTGGTAAGTGGGTAAAACCAAATAATATTTTAAACAACTGGAGGGTAACTAAAACCTGTTTGAGACTTGGTAGTAAAATTATAGGTAAGTGTCTTATGGGTTCTACTTCAAATGCATTAGATAAAGGAGGAGATAATTTTAAAAAGCTTTATGAAGACTCTAATGTGTCTGTAAGAAATGCAAATGGACAGACTAAAAGTGGACTTTATAGTTTGTTTATTCCTATGGAACTTAATATGGAAGGGTTTATAGATGTCTATGGACAGCCTGTTCTTAGAAAACCAAATGAGAAAGTTAAAGGTGTTGATGGGGAATGGATTACAAATGGAGCAATAGACTATTGGGAGGCAGAGGTAGAGTCATTAAAGTCAGATGCAGATGCGCTGAATGAATTTTACAGACAGTTTCCAAGAAGTGAGTCTCATGCTTTTAGAGATGAAAGTAAGGCTTCTTTGTTTAACCTAACTAAAATATACCAACAGATAGACTACAATGATTCTTTGATTATGGAGCATCATGTCACAAGAGGTAGTTTTCAGTGGCAGAATGGCATTAAAGATAGTAAGGTAATTTTTAGCCCTAACAATAAAGGAAGGTTTTTAATTAGCTGGGTTCCTTCTAAAAATCTGCAAAACAGAATCATAGAGAGAGGGGGTAAAAAATATCCAGCCAATGAGCATATAGGAGCATTTGGATGTGACTCTTATGATATATCAGGAACTGTGGGTGGAGGTGGCTCTAATGGAGCATTGCATGGAATGACTAAGTTTAGTATGGAAGAAGCTCCTGCGAATGAGTTTTTCTTGCAGTATATTGCTAGACCACAGACAGCAGAGATATTTTTTGAAGAAGTGCTTATGGCTTGTGTTTTTTATGGTATGCCAATACTTATAGAGAACAACAAGCCTAGATTGTTGTATCACTTTAAAAATAGAGGATACAGACATTACTGTTTGAATAGACCAGATAAGCATCATTCAAAGCTATCTAAATCAGAAAAAGAGCTAGGAGGTATACCTAATAGTTCTGAGGATGTTAAGCAGGCTCATGCGGCAGCAATAGAGTCTTATATTGAAAAATATATTGGCCTTGATTTTGAAGGGACTTTTAGAGACCCAGACGAGATGGGTTCTATGTTGTTTACTAGGACTTTAGAGGACTGGGCGAAGTTTGATATTAATAATCGTACAAAGTACGATGCAACAATTAGTTCTGGATTAGCTATTATGGCAAATCAAAAACACCTATATCAAACAGAAAAAAAACAATCAAAAATAAAGCTTAACTTTGCAAGGTATACTAATAACGGAACTTTAAGTCAATTAATTACATAGATGAAAGATGTTAAGATAGACATTCCATCTACAGGTTTTCCCAGTCAGTTTGTTTCGGATGCTGAGAAAGCTACTCAAGAGTTTGGTTTGCAGATTGGACAAGCTATTCAATATGAATGGTTCAAAAAAGATGGAAATCAATGTAGATATTATAATCAGTGGAGAGATTTTCATAGACTAAGATTATATGCTAGAGGAGAACAATCCATAGCAAAATATAAAAATGAATTAGCAATAGATGGAGACTTGTCTTATCTAAACTTGGATTGGACTCCAGTTCCTATTTTACCCAAGTTTGTTGATATCGTTGTAAATGGTATGCAAGACCGAGAGTTTAAGGTTAAGGCATATTCTCAGGATGCATTATCACAAGCCAAGCGTAGTAAATACCAAGATATGATTGAGGGGCAGATGGCTGCCAAAGATATTCTTACAACTATTCAAGAACAAACAGGGGTTGACCCATTTGTAATGGACCCTGATGAGCTTCCCTCTTCTGACGAGGAATTGTCGTTATACATGAACCTCAACTATAAACCAGCAATTGAGATTGCTGAAGAAGAGGCTATTGATACAATGTTCCAGGAGAATCACTATAATGATATCCGTAAACAATTAGATTATGACTCTACAGTTGTGGGTATGGCTGTAGCAAAGCATGAGTTCCTTCCAGGTTCGGGTGTACAAATATCTTATGTAGACCCAGCCAATGTAGTATACAGTTACACAGAAGACCCTCACTTTAAAGATTGTTTTTATTGGGGAGAAATTAAAACACTACCTATAACAGAGCTTACAAAGATAGACCCAACCATAACTCGTGAAGATTTAGAAGAGATATCTAAATACAGTCAGAGTTGGTATGACTATTATAACGTAGCTCAGTTTTATGAGAACGATATTTTTTATCGTGACACCTGTACCCTTATGTATTTTAATTATAAAACCACTAAAAAGATGGTTTATAAGAAAAGAATACTAGAGGGTGGAGGCTCTAAGATGATAGAAAAAGACGATAGTTTTAATCCTCCAGATGAAATGCTGGAAGAAGGAAACTTTGAGAAGATAGAAAAAACAATTGATGTATGGTATGATGGCGTTATGGTCATGGGTACTAACATTATATTAAAGTGGGAGCTTGCCAAGAATATGGTTAGACCAAAGTCATCTTCTCAGCACGCTTTACCAAATTATGTGGCTGTAGCACCAAGAATGTATAAAGGAGTTATTGAGTCTTTAGTAAGACGAATGATTCCTTTTGCTGATTTAATACAGATGACACATTTAAAACTACAGCAGGTTATAGCTAGAACTGTACCTGATGGAGTTTATATAGATGCAGATGGTCTTAATGAGGTAGATTTAGGAACTGGAGCATCATATGACCCATCAGATGCGCTAAGACTATACTTTCAAACAGGTAGTGTAGTAGGTAGAAGTTATACTCAAGAAGGAGAGTACAATCAAGGTAAAGTTCCAATACAACAGCTCACAAGCAATTCAGGAGCTTCTAAGACACAAATGCTTATAGCCAACTATAACCATTACTTAGACATGATACGCTCTGTAACAGGCTTAAATGAAGCGAGAGACGGTTCTACACCATCTCCAGATGCATTAGTTGGTGTTCAGAAGTTAGCTGCGTTAAATTCTAATACAGCAACAAGACATATATTAGACGCTAGTTTATATATCTATAAAAGCCTTGCTGAGGCTTTAACATATAGAGTTGCTGATATATTAGAATACTCTGACTTTAAGGAAGACTTTATAAATAAAATAGGAAAATATAATGTTAGTATTCTCGGAGAGATATCTGACCTTTACATTTATGACTTTGGAATATTTATAGAGCTTTCTCCAGATGAAGAACAAAAAGCAATGCTTGAGCAGAATATTCAAATGGCATTATCCAAGGGAGATATTAATCTTGAGGATGCTATTGATATTAGAGAAATCAAAAACCTAAAACTAGCAAACCAGCTTTTAAAGGTTAAGAGATTATCTAAACAAGAGAGAGACGAGAGAATGGCTATGCAACAACAAGCCATGACTGCACAACAGCAGTTAAAATCTCAAGAGCTTGCGGCTCAGGTAGCGATGCAGAAGATTCAAATGGAGACTGAATCTAAAATGAAAATTAAGCAAGCTGAAGTAGCATTTGAAATTGAAAAGAATAAAAACGAAGCAGCTCTAAAAGCTCAGTTAATGCAGCAAGAGTTTAATTACAACTTGCAGCTTCATAATATGAGTGAACAATCTTTATCGTCTAGAGAAAGCTCTAGAGAGAAAGCAAAGAGCGATAGAATTAGTCAGCAAAATACTGAGCAAAGTAAACTTATTTCACAACGTAAAAATAACTTACCACCTCAGAATTTTGAATCTAATGAAGACAGCTTAGATGGCTTTGATTTAGCGGAATTTGAGCCAAGATAATGCTTAAATTTTTTATTAACTTTGTAAATTAAATTATATCTAATGGAATTAAAAGTAAGAGCGGTAGAATCTGCTCAAGAAAAATCTGTACAAGAAGTTGAACAAGAGCTTCTTGACAAGCATGAACAAAAATTATCTGCCTCAGAACCTACAGAGGATGTTGAGGTAGAAACACAAGAACCTGTTGCGGAATCTAATGAAGAAGCTCAGGAACAAAGTGTCGTAGAAGACACTGTTGAA